GCCGAGGTTATCGGCAATACTGTCATCGACCCGTGGTCCTCTGTGGTCACCATCCCGCAGGCGGTGGCGGTGCGGGCGGGGTACAACACCGCCCAGATCGCGTACAACACCCTGGAGCATGACACGAAGACGGCCACGTACCTGAACGTCCACGGCTCGCGGATCGACAGTGATAGCACGTCCGTCATCGACTTCGGCCCGAACAATTTCGCTATCGCAGGGACGGCCCCGTACCATCTCAGCAGTTCCGCGATCGTGACGGTCATCGAGAAGAAGTCGGTCGGGGCTGACCGCGGGAATAACGCAGCCACCCTAGTCCCGAGCGTGGACGCCTCGACCCAGCGGTGGGCGACGGCGATCACGGCGGATCGGGCGGTGGCCCTGCCGACCACGAACGCCTATCTCGGGGCGAAGTTCCGCATCGTCCGCACGGCAGCGGCAACGGGAGCGTTCAACCTGAACGTCGGCACGGGGCCGCTCAAGGCGCTGGCACCTGGAACATGGTGCGAGGTGGAGTTTGATGGATCGGCCTGGCTACTCACTCAATACGGCGCACTCTAACCTAGGATACGCACATGCCACTCTTCCCTCCTGAGACCGACCCGATCGACAAGGTGTTCGGCGTGCTGCCCCAGACGCTGCTGTCGGGTGCTTCGATCGTGCTGGACGCCCGCGGCGGGGCGACGCTCACCGTAATCGCGGGCGCTGGCTGCACCGTGACCGTCTCGCGCGTGGACACAGCGGGGGCCGTCGCGAATACCACGATCGGCGACTACACCGTCGCGGCCTCGACCATCAACCAGACTCCGGTGGACTGGGCGTACTACCGTCTCACGGCGGCGGGCGGGAACTGCCGGTACTGCATCGTGTAGGGAGGAACCCCCGGTCGGTTGTCCGCGAGCCCTCCCTGCGTGGGAGTCTCCGGCCGGGGGTAAGCGCAGCGGTCAGACGACGCCGGGGTCTCCATCCTCGGGCGGTGGGGGTACCGGCGCCGGTGGCGCCTGTGGGGCAGGGGCATCCTGCGGAGCGGACTGCGGGGTGGGCTGTACGGTCGCCGTGCGCCGGAGAGACCCGAACGGCTTGCCAGTCGACGGGTCGATGTCGCTCGGCACCGGCACCCGCTCGTTTCGCTTGCGAAGTTCCTCCTTCGTGTCGTGGATCTCCTGGCCGAGCTGAGTCCCCAGCGCCTTGCTGGCTTCGTCCAGTGCGTTCTCCTTCGCCTCGAACGCTGGGATGTGGGTCACGATCTGGCGCATCGCCCGACGGGTGGCGCGGGTCACGCTGGTCTTGACCGGCTCCGTGTCACCGACGGGGTCCGGCTTCCCCGGCTTCCGGCCCGGCCCCTTCCAGCCGCACTCCGCAAACCCGATGGTTTCCTCGGACAGCGTGTGCAGCTTGATCCGGAAGATGCAGATGGCGACCGACTCATCGCGGAGCCCGTACTTGATCCGCTCGTCCAGCCGCCGACCGATCTCCAGCGTCGCGGCTTGCGTGTTCAAGGTGGTCAGCCGCTCGTCGACATGCACGTAGTCGGCCACGGCGTAGTCGATCAACTCAAGGTCCACCATCTCCGCCAGCTTCCGGAGGTAGTAGTTCGCGTTCCGGTAGATGTTGCCGCCGAGGATGTCGACCTCGGTTGCGACATCCACGTCCCACGCCTTGCCCCAGGTGATCAGGGCGCGGACACTGGCCTCGGACAGATTCTTGCCCCACTCCTTCGCCTGCACCACGAGGACGGTCGCGGCGGTCTCGGACTTCCGGAGTTCGGTTTCCTGCAGCACGGCCGCCAGCATTTCGGGCGGCAACTTGCCGACCGCGAGCGAGCGGAGGGTTTCCGGCTTGGGGGCCGCCGTGGCGGCTGCTGGGGTAGGAGCGGTCATCAGAAGGGCTCCTCCTCGGTGGTGGTGGCCGGAGCCGCAACCGGAGCCGGAGCGGCGACAGGTGCCGTCACCTCAGCCACCGCGACCGCCTTGCTCAGATCCTTCGCCAGCGTGATCGTGATGGTCGGTGTCTTCTTGACGAACGGCAGGTCAGTATTCTTGGCGATCACCTCGAACGCCTTGGCGTCGAGGATGAGGCCGACGCCGGTCTGCTTGGCCCACGCGAACGCCTCCTTCACGTCGTAGTCCATGTCGACGCCCTTCCGGGCGCCGACGCCAGCGGGCAGTGCAGATGTGACGCCGTTGTGGGCGTCGACGTGCTCCTTGGCCGACTTCCGCAGTGCGGCCTCAGCGGTCTCGAGGACGATCCTGGCGTCCGAGTCTTCCTGATAGAGCGCCGCATGGTCCTGCTTGAACTGCTCCTGCTTCGCCATGAGCGTGAGTTTCGCGATCGCGGCGCGGCTCCGCGCCTCGCTCACGATCCGTACCATGTCCTGCAACAGCGGGTCCGGCATACGGGTTCCTCCTTCGGGGTATGTCCTGCGGGTATTGCAGTGTAGTAACGTGAGCGGGTTTCCGCAAGCCCCCTCGGCTATTGCGTTGTGGTAACGGGGTTCCTATCTTGCGCCATGACCACTATGGCTCCCCCCGATGCGAAGTGGCTGACGCCGGCCGAACTGGTGTTCGCCCGATTCGATGGGTATTACCGGCTCGCCAAGTTACTCCACGTCGCGCACACAACGACCTGGCGCTGGGGCCAGCCGGTCCCGACGAAGCGTCGGAAGGGGCAGCGGTGGTCGCCGGCCTCGCGGCGCGCCCAGGGTCAGATCCCCGCGCAGTACCAGTCCCGCATCCTGGCGCTCGCCAAGGAACACCGCGTCAAGCTCACGCCACAGGAACTGATTGAAGGCGGGCTGGCATGAGGCGTGGCCTGCCGGTGCGACCCTGGGTGCTCCCCCGCGGATTCTCTACGACCGCTGAGGAGCGGTGGAAGAAGTCCGCCTATCATAACCCCGGCCGGCGCCAGTTGCGGTACGCTGTCATGGCGCGTTGGGTCCGGGTGCGGTGACGCCGCCAGTTCTCCGTCCCTACCAGAACGATCTGGTGGGCCGCATCCGTACCCAGTATAAGAGCTATCGGTCGGTGCTGACGGTGGCGCCCACGGGGTCCGGCAAGACGGTCATCTTCTCCTACATCTCTCACCATGCCGCGCTCCGTAACGGCCGCGTCCTGATCCTGGCCCACCGCGCCGAATTGATCGACCAGATTTCTGCCTCACTTACCGCGTTCGGCACCTCGCACGGGATCGTGGCGGCTGGCTATCCCGAGCATTTCGAGCGGGCAGTGCAGGTCGGCTCCGTGTTCACCGTCGTCAAGCGGTTGCACCGACTCGGGAAGTTCACGCTGATCGTGGTGGACGAAGCGCACCATGCGGTCGGGAAGACAACTTGGGGCAAGGTGCTGGCGTACTTCTCGGCGGCGAAGGTGTTGGGTGTCACGGCCACGCCGGTCCGACTCTCAGGTGAGGGCCTGATCGAATGTTTCGAGACGATGATCCTCGGCCCGACCGTGCTGGATCTCGTGCGACTGGGGGCCTTGTGTCCTGTGCGCGTCTTCGCGCCTCCGACAATCCAGACGGACGGCCTGCACACTCGGATGGGTGACTTCGTCAAGTCGGAACTCACGGCGGTAACCGACACCGCGACCGTGACCGGGGATGCCGTCGCCCACTACCAGCGCCATGCGGACGGCAAGGCGGCGGTCGCGTTCTGTGTCTCCGTGGCTCATGCCGAGCATGTCGCGACACAGTTCAAGGCGGCGGGGATCCGGGCCTACAGCGTCGACGGTACGCTGGACCGACTCGTGCGCCGTCAGATCATAGCGGCGTTCATGCGCCGCGAGATTCAGGTGCTCACTTCCTGCGACCTCGTGAGCGAAGGGTTCGATGTGCCGCACTGCGAAGTCGGCATCTCACTCCGGCCCACCCAGTCCGAGGGCCTGTGGCTTCAGCAGTGCGGGCGCATCCTGCGGCCGGCGCCTGGCAAGACCGAGGCGCTGATCCTCGACCACGCCGGGAACACGATGCGCCACGGGTTTCCCGACGAGGTGCGCGAGTGGTCGCTCGAGGGACGGCCGGACGGGAAGAAGGCGGCTGACGGCAACCGCGGTGTCCGCGTCTGTCCGAAGTGTTTCGGCGCCATGCGCGGCGGGACGCCGGTCTGCACCTACTGTCAGCATGTGTTCGTGGCCCAGCCCCGCGAAGTGAAGCAAGCCGAGGGCGAGTTGGTCGAGTTGGATCGCGTGCAGGTCCAAGAGCAGCGGCGCCGGGAGCAGGGGCAGGCGCGGACCCGTGACGACCTGATCCAGCTCGCCCGCCAGCGGGGGTATGCGCGGCCGGATACCTGGGCCGACGCGATCATACGGCACCGCGAGCGGAAGATGGCGGGGGCAGCGTGAGAGGCCACCCCGAGCGCGACGCGATGCAGGCGATCCAGATACGGCTGTCGGCGTCTGGGGCTCGGACGTTCCGGAATAACGTCGGGACGTTCTACACCAAGGACGGCCGGCCAGTGCGCTGTGGGCTCTGCCCTGGCAGCAGTGACCTGATCGGGATTACGCCGGTGGTCATCACGCCTGAGATGGTCGGGAAGAAAGTCGGGCTATTCACCGCACTTGAAGTGAAGTCCCAACGGGGCCGCTCCTCGATCGAGCAGATCAATTTCCTCGGCATGGTGAAGTCGCTCGGCGGAATCGGTGCTGTGGTGCGGACGCCGGACGAAGCCGCCTACGTGCTGGTCGATCATGCCGTGGGGGCGCTGTGACTTGGACCCTAGCCACCTCGGAGACCCTATGACGGACGGTGCGGTCATTGCGATCACCACGGCAGTTGCGGGCGTCGTCACGGCGGCGATTACGGCGGCCACCAGCGTCATCCTCAAGCGCCTCGATACCAACAAGAATGAGGCGATTCAGGCGCGAGCCGTCGAGCACTCCGACGTGACTGCGAAACTGGACGACATTCACGCCGCCGTCAATTCTGGCGCTGACAAGGTGGCGGGGCAGGTCGCCCGCATGACTGGAGACCATCCGACAATGCCAGAGGAGCAGCCAACCAAATGAGCGCATGGACGAAGAACGGCGAGCCGGTGGCCGCGATGCAGCTCTCGTGGGAGAACTGGAGTGCGCTCTGTGAACTGATCGGCGTCGGACGCATCGAAGACGGCAAGCCGCAAGGGTGCTTTGTGGACGAGGCTGGGATGTCGACTCAGGCACAGACGCCCCGACTCGGCGTCCTCACGCTCACTACGGGACTCGCCGTCGAGGGCGACTGGTTCGTCCGCGAGTCACCAGACCTCGTGGTGCTTGTGCGCGCGGCGGACTGGCCGGCAGGGTATCAGGCGGTCCCGGAGTGAAAACGCTGACCCTGACCCGCACGGAGCGGAACGCCGATGGCACGTTCGGCCGGCTCACCGCGCCCGACTTCTCCTGCTTTACTCTTGAGGATGACTGGCGCGATAACGCGCCCGGCGTCTCCTGCATCCCCGAAGGGAAGTACTGGCTCAAGCGGACCATCTTCCTTAAGCACAACCTCCCCACGTTCGAGGTGACCGACGTACCGGGCCGCACCCGCATCCTGATTCACTCAGGCAATACCGAGGAAGACGTCGAGGGCTGCATCCTGGTCGGGCTCGTCCGGGGCGAGATCATGGTGGACCGCGACGAGGATACCGGCGCGTCCAAAGTCGTGAAGCAAGCCGTCCTCCGGAGCAAGGAAGCGCACGCTCGGTTCATGGAATACCTCGAGGACGACAACGAGGCTATGCTGGTCATCGCGTGGGCGCCGGGGCTGCCATGATGGACCTCGGGCAAATCGGCCTCCTGCTCGGCATCATCTTCCAGACGATCGGCATCGGCGTCGTCGTGTTCAAGGCCGCTCATTGGGCGGGACATATTGACTCGGCGCTCGCGGCGCTAGATGGGAAGGTCGATGATCTCGTCCAACGATTTGAGCACCTGGAAGAGCGTTTTAACGCCCTCGAGCGGCGCGGTGGTCGCTAACGAGGTTGGGTTCGGTCTGGTCATCGCGCAGTGGTTGGCCCTCGTGGCGCTCATCTTTCTGGAGGAGTACCATACCCGGCGTCGGGAGGCGGATAACAACCTGACCCGCGCCAGCAACCAGCGGCTACTTGAGGAAATCAGCGCGGCCCGCGACACGCAGCGGCTGGTGATTCAGGAGATACGGCAGCACTTCCCCCGGTTCCTTGAGGATCTACCCGAGGAGGAAACCTTCATATGACCGACCCCATGATGGAGTCCGAACACGGCCCGCCGCTGCCCCACTGCTGGGGCTTCGGCCCCGAGGAAACCGGCCGCATCCTGGCCGATCTCATTTCTGGTGGCGAGGGTGCCACCCTCTACATCAAGCCGCACGGCGTCCCCGCGCAGATCATTGCCATCGTGAAGCCGGGGCCGGATGTGGTGATCGCGTTCGATGGCGGCGGCGGCACCAACAATTCGCACCGCTGCCCGCCCTTTACCGATTGCCCGTGAGGGACCCGCACTGGTGGGTGGGGGAGCTGACCCACTGGATCGGCGCGATCCCGCTGCTCTGGCTGGCGGTCCGGCGCTCCCGGTCACGGACCCACTGGCTGCTCGCCGCGGCGTTCGGCGTCAGCTTCGTGGCTGATACCGCCGCCCACTGGGTCAGCCCCGACCTGATCGGCAACCTCTACCCGCTGGCGCAAGCGGGCCTGATCGCCTACGCGCTCCTGCCCCTGATGGCGGCTATGAACGTCATCGGACTCCTGACCCTCGTGAGCCTCGCGGCCGTCTGGCTCGGTGCGTGGACTGGCCGCGACCTGGTCCTCGTCTCCGCGGCCGACCTCGCCATCGTCCTCACCGCCTACCGCACCCTCTACGGTACGCCGCTCGGCCTCGCGCTGGCTATCAGCTTCGGTTACGGACTGCTGCTCTGGTGGGTGTTCTGCCTCGATCCGGGGTGGGTGACATGGGGACTGTATCAGGGGTCGCGGCTAGCGGGCAGTATCGCGTTCTGCGCGGCGGCGAGGGAGGCGTGACGGTTCCCGGCTGGTTGGGCCTCGGCGCGCTGGCGGGCCTGCTGGCCGGCTACGCCCTCTGGGGCCACGGCAAGCCGCCGGTAGTCCCGGCAGCCACCCAGGCCCGGATCGTTGCGCTGGCAGCCGATAGCGCCCGATTTGCGGCATCCCAACGGGCGGCGCGGGATTCGATCCTGGCGTTTCAGAACCGGCTCCGTGTCGATTCCGCACATATGGAAGCCGCTTTACAGGGCGCCAACCGAAGTAAAGCGAAGGCCGATTCGCTTGCCATGCTCGCCGCCCGATTCCCGGTCCCGCCCGACGACTCAGCCGCCGCCTACTTCCGGGACGCCTACCAGGAGCGCAGCCGGGAAGCGGATAGCCTGCGGATAGCCTGCGGACCGCCAACGGGCTCGCGTTCCAAGCGATGCGGGGCGCGATGGCGACGGCGAACCTATGTCTCAAGGCCCAGATCGACGCCGAGGGCCGGTTGAACCAGAGCGAGCAGGTCAATCGCGACCTCGAGGCTGTGATCGCCAAGAGTCGTTCCCCGTCGCGGTTCCATCTCGGCGCTGCTGCAGGCTACGGCGCGGTTGCATCCGGCGGGCAGGTCCGCACGGGTCCGGGGGCGTTGATCGGCGTTACGTACAACTTTTAGGGTATTGCAAGTTCGTAACGCGGGCGCTATGATAGGCGCCCGTTTCGTTTCTCCGCGATTATCCGAGGATTCCGATGGCCGGTCGCCCTGCGGTCCTTCCCGACCCCGCCTATCAAGGCCACGCCTATAAGGTGAAGGAAGAGTGCATGGCGCTCGCGCGGGACCTCGGGTGCATCTGCAAGGTGATTCTGCGGGATGACGGGGGCCGACTGGTCTACCTGTGGCCTCGCGATGGATTCGACTGGGAGATCGTGGACCCTCCGATCGCCGTGAGTTGGGCTGGTATGCTGGCAGTACTGCAAGGCTATGAGTCCGCCCCATCCGAGTTGCCCCGCACGCTCTGCGTACGCCGCTCCTGCTACCCCAACGGCTACTCGGGCGAGCATTGGCCCCAGCCGAGGCCCGCCCCACGATGAAGCGCCACGTCCCCGCACCGCCCCAGCCACTCCCCTACGCCTTCCGTCGTGGTGACGGCCGCCTCCTCGTCGTGGGCGAGCCCGATCTGTGGACCGAGGAAGCGATCCTACTGGCCGAGTGGTACGGCATAGTCTGGCATGGCGAGACGCTGCCGGAGTTGCATGAGCAGGGACCGCGCCCAGGCAGTCCCGCATTGCGGGTCTCCGCATGACGGCCCGTCTCCTGCTCGTCGCGAGTCTCCGTGCGGCCGAGGCGGCGCGTATCCTGTTGCCGCTCTATCAGCCCGAAGTCTGGATCGGCGGCGGCGTGGACCTGACACCGTACAAGGGCGCTGATGTGCTGGTCTGGCCGGATGCTACGCCAGAGGCGCCGGAGTGGGGGGAAGGAGTACGGGCGGCCTTGGCGACAGCCCCTGAACGGCTGCGGGTGCTGGATGTCTCGGACCACTCGGGCGGCTGGGATGCGGAGTCCGCCCGCGATGAGGGGTGGCTGACGGATGACACAGTGGCCTGGTGTCGACGGCGGTTGAACGGAACGCACCCTGCCGAGCCGGAGCCCGCGCCGACCGTTGCCGAGGCCCCACCACCACCGCCACCGCCTGACCCCGAGCCTGCCCGTCCGCCTCGCAAGCCCAAGAAGGAGCGGCCACCGGGGATCACACTGGTACAGGGGGGGCCGGAGCAGCAACCGGACCTCGACCTTCCCGCCTCGTTCATGAAGTGGGAACAGCTCGGGCTCGAACTGAACGGCCGCGGCGTCCCCCACTGGAATGTCGACAACTGCGAACGGGCGCTGCAGAAGCACCCGCTCACGTCTGGTCGGTTCTGGTGGGATGAGTTCCACTGCAAGGTGTTCACGACCTGGGGTGCTGGTCAGGGGGACCAGACGATCATTCCCCGTGAGTTGTCCGATGTGGACCCGGTGGCGATCGCCTTGTTCCTGCAGCGGAAGTGCGGCATGTTCGGGATGACCGACCTGACGATCAAGAAAACGATTCTCCGGATCGCGTCCGAGGACATCCGGTGCGAGCCGAAACAGTGGATGGACACATTGGCGTGGGACGGGCAGGAGCGATTGCTGGACTTCCTGCCCCGCTACATCGGCACGCCGGTCAGCGACTACCACCAGAAGGCCGGCCGGAACTTCTTCCGCGGGATGGTGGCGCGGGTCTACCACCCTGGCTGCAAGATGGACAACGTGCTGGTCCTGCAGGGCAAGCAGGGGATCAAGAAGTCAACCGCTTTGTCCGTCGTCGGCGGTGCGTGGTACGCCGAGGGTCACGAGTCGATCGGGAGTAAGGATTTCTACCTGACGCTGCACGGCAAACTCCTCGTCGAGATCGCGGAGATGGAGACCTTCTCCCGCGCTGAGATCGCCAAGGTGAAGCAGGTGATTACCTGCCAGACGGATCGGTACCGCACGCCCTATGGTGCCCTGGCGGTTGATTACCCGCGCCGCAACGTGTTCGTCGGGTCCACGAATGAGGATGCGTTCCTCCGAGATCCCACCGGCGCCCGGCGGTTCTGGCCGGTGTACTGCGGCACCATCGACATCGCTGGGTTGAAGCGTGACCGCGAGCAGTTGTTCGCCGAGGCCGTGGCGGAGTTCAAGCGCGGCGAAGGCTGGTGGGACATGCCAGAGCAGGAAACGCTCGAGATGCAGAGTGACCGACAGGAAGTCGATGACTGGGAGCCGCTGGTGCGGCGCTATCTCGCGATGGAGGAGCACGACGGCGCGTGGCAGGAGCGGTACACGCCACTCACCGTCATCTCGACCGCCCAGCTCCTCGGTCATGCCGTGAACAAACCCGCCGGCCAGTGGACCAAGTTCGACCAGTCGCGGATGGCAGCCATCATGCGACGCCTAGCGTGGAAGCGCACGAAGATGGAGGACGGCACCCACAGCTACCTGAAACCCGAGTATTGACAGACTGGGGCGACGTTACTAGGATGCAATACCCTTAAGTGAGGACCGTATGAGCCACCACGATATTCTGCCGTTCCTGAAGGGGCCTCCGGGTAACGGGGGACCGCCTCCGGGTGGGTTGCCGCCGATGCAGTTCGTCCAGCCCGTGAACAACATTCAGTTCCTCGCCAACCTCTCGGTGATGCTGCCGGATTTCGAGGTGCTACATCCTGCGTATGTTGACCCCGGTCACGGGGAAATGGTCGATGCGTCGGGATGTCCGAAGATGATGCCTGCGACATTGGAACATCGCCTCGGCCGGGCGCTGGAACACGTCGAGAACGTGGTCTACCTGCTGCAACTCGGGGAGTTGCGCCACGCGGAGGAGCGCGGTGTCGCACGCGCCAAGGCGCTCGAGCAGGAACGGCTTGAGGCGGAGCGCCAGCGGCAGGCGGAGCAGGATACGAAAAAGGTCGGCCGCTCGGTCGAGACCTGACGATGCTGACCATCGCCCTGTACCTCCTGCTCGGCTGCCTCGGGTTGTTCGGCCTGCTGCTGCTCTGGGATGGGCTCGTTGCCTTGCGGCACACGACCCAGGTTGTCGAGAAGGCGGTCGCGCAGTACCACGCGCCCTACCCGACGGCACCCCGCGAGGCGCTGGTGATGAACGAGAGTTTTGAAAGTTTCTGCGCCCGCGAGTGCGGCATGACGGAGCGGCCGTGAGCCGCCCCGTCGAGAAGTGGTTCGGCCACGCGGCGCATTTCATCTGCGGCCGAGATTGCCGTTTCCACCTCGCCACACAGGTCGGCGGCTATCTCGTCTCGACCGTGGGCGAACTCTGGCCGTCGCGAGTGGTGCGGGAAATCCACGCTGACGTTCACGATTCAGGATGGCTGGAAGAAAACCGCCACCTGAAGGGAGATACGTTCGACGCCGCCTACATGAAGCGGTTCGGTTTCGACGACATTGGCTACAACCGCAAGTACGAGACGATGGTTTTCGCGGCGGGCGCTCCCTGTAAGGCGGAGGGATGTGGCTGTGGTCTGCCCAGTATCGACGGTCGCGAATTAGACACCTCCGGCTACAACGATGCCGGAAGCGCCACGGCTGGACACATGAAACTGGTCGCCAAGTACCGGAGACGGAAGGTGCCCAAGTGAGCCAACCCGTTCGGGAAACGCCCTACAGCAGCATCGCGGCGGCGGCCAGCCATCTGACCGAAGTAATCGTGGAAGCCGACCGCGAGATCACGGCGGCCACGGAGGCCCTCACGCGTGGGATGCTCAAGCGGGCGAAGGCGCAAGCGGGACTCGCGGCGCTCGGGATACAGACAGAGGTAGAGAAATGATGCGGGTTCTCGTCGTTTGTGAGTTCAGCGGGATCGTGCGGGATGCGTTCCGAGCGCTGGGGCATGACGCCTGGAGCTGCGATCTACTGCCCACCGAGGCAGACCCGGCGTGGCACATCCAGGGCGGGGCGCTGGATGCGATTGGCGACTTCCACCGCTACGGTCGCTGGGATCTGCTTATCGCGCACCCGCCCTGCACTCACTTGGCGAGTAGTGGCGCCCGTTGGTTCAAGGGCCGGCAAGCAGAGCAGTCGGATGCGGTCAACTTCTTCATGCTGTTGGCCTCGACAGTGATTCCCCGGTGGGCCATCGAAAACCCGATCGGCGTCATGTCCACCCGCTACCGGAAGCCCGACCAGATCATCCAGCCGTGGCAATTCGGCCACGGCGAGACTAAAGCCACTTGCCTGTGGCTCAAGGGCCTGCCGAAGCTCGTGCCGGCGAACATTGTAGAAGGCCGGACGGCCCGCGTCCACCGGGAGCCGCCAGGGCCCGACCGCTGGAAGAACCGGAGTCGGACCTATCAGGGCATTGCCGATGCGATGGCCGATCAGTGGGGCGCAGGAGTCTTGGCCGCAGCACCCACCCGCACGGAAGGGGAGACGCGATGAGCGCTGGATCAGATTACGCGAGCCTCGCCGAAGAATTGAGCGCCCGCATCTACGCGCTGATTCCGGAGCAGCCCGCGATCCTCGAACTCAATGACGTTTGGAGGCTGTTCAAGATTCCCGGCTTCCACTGCGACGATCTTGGGCCGTCCATGTTCCAAGCCAGTTGGGCCCTCAATGCCGCGAAGGTGAAGTGGTTCGAGAATCATTTGGCGCTGACCACCCCGCCGTCCGGGCGGGCCGACGACCAGGGAGAGACGAAGTGAGCGACGAAGGTGGCCATCCCTCCGAGGAGGAATTGCAGACTATCCGATTGTGGCCCTACTCCGACGTGGCCGGGTGGTTCGCGTTCATCGGTTCCATCTGGCATTACGGCGATTGGGGCTGGCAAGTGGAGGGCGAGGTCGTCACCGCGCATACGGGCGGATGGTCAGGCAACGAGGACATCATCGAGGCGATGATGGAGAATGTCCTGCTCTGGCTAGCCGTATGGCAGCGGTCGGAGCGGGGCGGCCATTTCACTTTCACGAATCGGGAGTTACCGCGATGATGGACGCCGACAACCCAACCGCCCCTGACGCCGCCGGGCCCGCGCCGGGCGGGGAGGTGCCGAGCAGCCAGACCCAACTGAGCGCACGAGCCGACAACACGTTGCCGACGCTCGGCTCTGGTGGCACGCCGGACCCGCTCGGCTACTCGCCCGTCCTCGCGGCGCTTGGCGATGCGGACATTGAGGCGGGCCGCGTGCTTCCGCTGGATCAGGCAATGGCCAAGATTCGGGAGCGGCTTGACGCACGGCGGCCCGCTCCGGGCGCGGACCTCGCGGGGATGGAGGGGGATGCGTTGGACCTTCCCATAACCGCCGATGAGGAGCGGCAGGGATTCTCCAGCCTGCCACACGTGGTCATGGGGATGCTCGATAACTGGCTCGACGACTTCACTGACGACACGCCGCCGGAGGTGTGGCAGCGCATCGAGTTTGCCGAACGGGTGGTACGTCGGGTCCACGCCGCGTCCCTGGCCTCGCGGCCCGCTCCGGGCGCGGACCTCGCGGGGATGCTGGACGGTCGGATCACGGCATACCTCGCGGGGGGCGGTTTGTGGAATCCTGAACTGGCGAACCATGACGCCGTGCGCGATCTGCTCATTGACGCTCGCGCCGCCTTCGCGCAGGTGGCCCGCGAGCGGGAGGAGGCGGTGGATCGCGGTAACCGATGGAAGGATTTGGGCCAAGCAGCCGACAGTGAGCGCATCACCGCTGAAATTGCGCAACGCGCTGCCGAGTCCGCGCTGGCCACGGCGCAGGCGGAGACGGCGGCGCTGCGGGAGGCTTTAGCTGGCGTGATAGCAGAGGCGCCCAGTGGCCGCACCATTGATGCACTCGATGACCCTGGATCCAGCGGTAAGCGCAAGATTGGCGTCACGACAACGCTAGGCACCATTCGTGCCGCCCGCGCCCTGCTCGCCCGCTCGGCCCCGCCGGACGCCGAGGGAGGGAAGAAATGAGAGTCGTCTGCACAGGCTGCGGGCATCCGATGGCCCTTACGGACAACTGGCACCGCTGCCCCGAGCCCGCCTCGGTCGCCGCCTTCCGAGCGGGACGGTGGGGAGCGCCGCCATATCCCCGCGAGTTCATTCGGCGCAACGGTCAGAACCATTGGCTCGCACAGGACCAGCGCACCGGCCCGGCGAATCGGCGGGTGCGGCCGTGGGAGCATGGCGACGGCGGCTATACGCTCCGCACTGGTTTCCTTTCGGGGCAAGACTTAGGCGCAACCCGCCACGGTAATCATGGCCGCCGCTCGACCGACGTAAAATCTGGGCGAGTCTTTGATCCTAGCATGGGCGACCACCGCATCGGCAAGGCAGATCGGCGCGTCTATCGGATAGCGGGCATCCAACCCCTCGGGCGACGGGCCAACTTTCAGGGCCGCCGGTCCACCGACACTGCGGTGGCCGCCCCGCGCGCCCACGTCCAGCGGGCCGCCACGGATCGGCGGTGCCGCGACCGCAACCCCGGCGCCGAGCGAAGACACAAGCCGGGCGTGCGATACCTGGACCACCGCACTCCCACGTCCGCCGACCGCTTCGCCGTGCGGTTCGCGGCCGAGCTGGCCGCGCTGCGAGACGCGACTTGTAAGGATTGCGCGAGGGGCGTCGAGACAATCACGGAGAAACACCACGGCGAGACGGTACGGTGCCATTGGCATCAGGCGAGCCAAGAGGGATATGGCCGCCTCTCCCTTCGTTGCCGCTGCCCTGACGCGCTCCACGATAGGCTGTCCGCCCTCCTTCGGGTGCCGGAACCGCCCCGGTGAGCGCGCCCGAGCGGACCTGCGCATGGCGCTGCATCGGCCTCATCGAGCAGGGCAAGCGGTGGCGGTCGCAATGCGGCCACAAGTCTGACTGCTCCTCGAACTGGACGCCCGCAAGCGAAGTCCACTGTTGGTATTGCGGCGGCCGGATCGTCGCCGGGGACACGGAGGGGGAGACATGAGGGAGCGCATCCATACTTCGATGGTGTGGCTCTGGGTGGGACTGCTCATCGTGACAACTGCGGCCTGTCCGTACTGGTATTTACGCGCTAGCCTTGCGGCGTTGGCGATCATCCACGGCCGCACCTTGCAGATGATGCTTGACCGTCACGAACGTGATGCCCCCCATGCCTGACCCCGCCGTCGTGCGGCTCACCGAGGCGCTGGCAAAGGCCCGCGCGGAGATTAAGGCGCTCTGCCAATTTCGGAACCCCGAGCGCCGCACATGGACGATGCACATTCCGGTTTGGGAGTCTGACTCGGATATCGTCATCGGCGACGCCCTCGATGCGGCCGATGCCCTCCTCGCCGCCCACGCCGCGCTGACCGACCGGCTGGCCAGGGCCGAGGCGGACGTGGCCGACCGCGATCGTCGGCTGACGAAGGTCAGCGAGATTATGGACAGGCTGAAGCTCTGGGCTACTGGCGCAATTTCCGCCGATGCACTGACGGACTGGATACAGGTCGAGTCGGCCGTGCTGGCCACCGCGCCGCCACCGGAGGGGACGTGAGGTGGCGCTGGCCGTGGTCACCGCCGGCGCCACCACCACCCGTCCCGCCGTTGCCGAGCCACGGCGCTGCCTGCTTGCGCTGCGGTCGTCCCATCACGGAAGGCCAGGAGCGGGCTGGATCTTCCTTCGCACCGATCCACTTCCCGACCTGCCCGCCGGATCCCCTCCGACCTCCGCCAGCCGCCTAACACAACGGCCCCGCACATGGGGGCCGTTTTTACACCGCGGGGTCAGTTCTCCGTTTCCTACCCGATTGCCTGTACGGCTTCCTCCCCGCGCCTCACCTCGGACCGGATCCGCGCCGCGAGCAGCGCCGGCACGGCGTACCGCCCTGCCTCCCACCGCTGCCAGGTCCGGACCTGCGACCGCACGAGCCCCGGCACGCCGGCCCACCCCGCGGCTTGTCGTACCGTCCAGCCTCGCCCCCGGCGCCAGGCGCGAAGCTCGGGGCCGGTCACGGCGTCCCCCAGAGATCGCCCGGCCGCGCGCCCTCGGGCTCCGTGCCCTCGCGGCGCACCCGCGCCACCTCCGCCGGTCCGATCTTCTCCCCCTTGAGCCGCCAGGTACGCTTGCCAGCGTCCGGCCCTAGTAGGTCAGTCTGCTCGCTGCCCAGCAAGGTCGGCTGACCGAATAGCCCCTCCTGGATCGCCGCCTCGTCGCGGGGCGCGCCGGCGGGCGTCACCGCGGCCCCCTGAGACACCCGCGGCACTGGCCCCGGTCCTGCGTGTCCTCCTCCCGGTCCCGCGCCGTCAGGTCGTAGCCGCAGCTCCCGCACCGATCGACGCTCGACCGCCGGGCCTTGATTACCGGCCCGGCCTCTCCGTCGACCACGGTAGGATGCCACCCCTCCCACCGGAGCCACGCCAGGCGCTCCGCCGGGCTCGCGGCGGCCACCGGGAGCCCTCCCAGCCCCGCGGCGGGCCTCACGGTGTCACCTCGGCTTCCGTGGCGCTGCTCCACGTCACCACGGCGGCTGGCCGCACGAATTCATGCCCACCCACGGCCACCACCTGCGACCGCCCCTCGACCCGGACCGCGGTCCCGGCGCTTCCCTGGTGCACCACGGTCGCCACCAGCCCCGTCGCGGGCTGGCGGAACCTCTGCCCTGGGGCCAGCTCGCCGGCGGTCATGGCGTCCGGGGCCGACAGCCCCGCATGTAGTCGTAGCCATCAAACCAGCCATCCCCGCGGGTCTTGGGGTCGCTGCAATGCTGCTGCGCCTCGGCTTCGGTGAGATTGTTCCGGATCGTGCGCGGCCGGCCGTTCCGATAGAACCGGATGGTACGGTAACACCGCGGTGCCGCATCTGGCGCGGGCTCATACAGTCGGGTCGTCGGTGGGTGCCGGCGGCAGTCACGGCACCGACACGCGCGGGCGGGCATTACAACCGCTCCAGGTCGAGCAGGTCAGCCAGCAGGGACGGTCCCAGCAGGGCGGCGAGCTGGACGGAGTGCGTCCGTACTGCCTCATACGTCGCCAGCGCCTTCCGGCTGTCCGTGTCGTAACCCGACTCGGACGCCCATGACTCAAACGGTTCCTCGGTGTAGTCTGAGGCCAGGCAGTTGAGAATATCCGTCCGGGTGGGGTGGTCTTTGATCCCCGATCCCTGCGAATACTGGAGCGCCAGCCGCCCCGTCTCCGGCCCCTTGCCGGTGCCGTTGCCGCCCTTGGTGAGCATCACCACGTAATGCCGCGCCTTCGCGTTCCAGGCATCGCCGTTCCCGTCGGTCCTTGCGGGAATCTGCGTTACGTGGGCCACGATACCGGCGCGCTCGGCGAATTCCCGAAACGCTCCCCGCGTGGCCGCCTCTTGGTCCTGCCATGTCGTCGTCATACGTCCCCCTGTGGTGTGGGCCGCCCCCGCGGGGCGGCCGTGGTGGGTTAGTCGAGTACCCGATTGCCGAAGTTCCAGCCGTGCCGATGTGTCCCGATACCTGACAAGGTCACGCCATCCGGGGCCAGCTCATCCAGAATGAGCGCCCGGCAACGCTCGTATTCGGCCACATCTCCCGGCTGTTCGGGGCGGGCCGCCAAGCGCAAAATGCGCCCTAGGGCGAGTTCCACCACTGGATTAGGCACGATTACTTGCCCTCCGCCTTCGCCAGCGCGGAGCGGGCTTGCTTCACGTCGCGCTCCACCGTGCCCCTCTTGAATTGCGCCAGCAACTTCGGGTCATTCACCACGTCTTCGGCGTAGGCGAGCAGGCTTTCCAGCGCGTCCCGCAGCGCGGCGTTGACGGCGCGGAGGTGGTCGCGTTCGGCGGCGGTCTCCGGCGCGGCGGCGCAAAGATAGGCGTTCGCACAATCGGTGGGGCTCCCGATATATCCGAACCGCGCAATCTGTGCCGTGAAGCCATCGGCAAACGGACCCGCCATCACATAGGTGCGGTCCTCAACCGCCTTCACCCACCACGGGCCCGGCGTATGGCTTGGGTGGTCGCGGTGATGTAGCCCCGGCGTGGCGGCGGCAACGGGCGGCGAATCGGTGCGAGCCATACACCCTCCAGTGTGAAGTGAGCCAGCGACAATGGCGGGGGCGGAGTCGAACCGCCCCGATCCGGACCGCCAGACAGCCTATCGGTCCCGCTCCGCCAAGCACTCCGCCGCCCAACTGTCGGGGCCATTGCGGGCCGCTGACTCCCGCAGGCGGCAAATCAGGTCATTGGTGCGGGCCTCAATGTCCGCCTTGCGTTCGGCGGCACGACGGGCGATCGTTTCGGGCTTCATTGGGTGGAACATGGCTAGGCCCTCCGAATGGGGCGATCGGTGCCCTTGTGGAACTGCACGACGCCGTTGACCGTCTTGAACCGCCGCGCATTGTCGGCTCGGCACTGGTCCAGCACTTTACGGAGTTCGGGCGACTCGAGGGCGCGGGCCTGATCGAAATAGGCGCGGATACTGTCGGTCGTGGGGCTGGGCATGGCGGCTCCTGCGTGGGGGTGACAGCGGCCCGCTCACACGTCGGGCACCCAGACAATATACGGCACTGGCGCCGTATGTCAATAGTACTAAATCTGGACTATTCGAAGTCGGGTCGGCCTGGTGTGGGCGCGGCTGCCGGCCTCGGCACGGCCGGCTCGGGCGGCCCCCGCTGCCCATCATCCCCCCGCCCCCGCCACCCCAGCGGCGCGCACATCCCCGGCGGCCCCTCCTCCAGATACACCCGCACCCACCACGGCACGATCGACACCCCTGTCATCCATCTGTACAGCCAAGCCACGCTTCTGTCACGAAACCAAATCTTCATGAATTCCCCCTCCGAACCCCCCAACGCCAGTACGTGCGCCACCGATGCACGCAGTAATTCGCGGCTCTCGCGCTGGTCCTGGCCGTGCCGATTCAGCTCTGCGCGCATAATCTCAAGCACCCCTTTCAATCGTCAGTTTCCACCACCCGGACCTATTTGTGTCCTAAGTAAATCATACACTTACATGCCATTCTAATCTATTCTGTAGAGTAGTATAGATATGTATATATTACCGCTATGGGGTAGGGGGTGCAAGGTGCACGAATAACATACCGTCCTATATTGGTCCTGAGAATGGAGCATTTTGCCCTGAGGCCCCCACCGCGTTTTCACCCCCTGTCGACCAGAAAAGGAACACACAGTGGCCCCAGCTTGGCGCCCTGACCCGCAAGGCCCGCTGTTGCGCTCCCAGCCTCGTAATTGTATCTATCCGTCATGGACACCATCACACCTCCCCCAGTGGTTGCGCCCCGCTCCCGGCACCAGGGCGCGAAGTCGAGCCGGAAGAAGGGCCGGCGCCGCGGCGCGCCGTGCAAGTATCCCTGGCACACCCTCGAGGTCGGGCAGAGTTACTACCTCCGCTGCGATTCCGATGTCGAATACGAGTCGGTGCTCCATGCCGTCTATCGCCAGAACCGGATCGGCCTCGAACGCGGCATCCCTGATCGGTTCCGGATGCCGGACAAGCGCACGCCGCACCCGGACGACCCGGCGGTGCCGTGCTGGGTCATCCAACGGTACGCATGACAGCACCACGCCTGCCCGCCCCCACCGAGCCCGACCCCATCCCCGCTGGCCGCGGTCAAATGCTGGTCGACGCCGCGACCGATACCGCCGCACTGCTCGCCGCCGGCCACTTCACGCCGGACCTGGCGCGCCGAGCTGGGCGCCTCGGCATCCCGATTCCCGATGCCGGCCCCGATGGCTACGGCCTCAACCCCGCCGAGATCCTGGACGGGCTGTCCGACCTGGCGGACTACGACCCGGCCGCAGCGATCGGTCCCGATGGCTCCGTCCTGCCGATGCATACTTGGCCGCCATCGCTCCGCCGCGCGCTGGCGTCCCTGACGGTGGAGACGAACGCCGGCGGCGTCGGCACCATCACCCGCCTCAAGTTCGCGCCCCGGACGCCGGCCTACGCGCTCCTCGCCCGGTTCCGCGGCATGGAACCCAAGAGCAAGGCGGAGGAGATCGTTGAGGACCTGGCCGCACTGGTCCGCGACGCGCGCGAGCGCGCACGGGTTGAGCGCACCGCGAGCCCGGCGCCGGCACTCACCGCCGTGGACATCACACCCGCTGCACCCTCCCTCCCTGACGACGCCACGCCCGACGCCGATGGTTGATTCGAGGCCGATCGAAGGCCCCCACCCCCCACCCGACTTCGGGGTTTCGTTCGTCGAGCGGGCGCGGGGTGGTCCTTCGACATTTCGGGAATTTTTCTGGGAATTTTTCCCAGCGTTTTCCGGGGAGTGTGTGCGATGAGCCGCAGTGCTGCGACTAGGGAGTTAGCGGCGGACATGGGCCGGTTCGCGACGGACCCGTTGGGGTGGGTGCGGTATGCGTTCCCGTGGGGGGTGGCGGGGACGGACCTGGCGGAGATTGAGGGGCCGGAGGCGTGGGCAGTGCAGTTGTTGGGGGAGTTGGGGGATCATCTGCGGGGGCAGCAGGGGAGTCGCGGTGGGGCCGGGGTGCAGTCGGTGCCGTTCCGGAAGGCAGTGGCGAGCGGGCACGGGATCACGAAGAGTGCGACGGCGGCGCAGGGGAGCCTGTGGGCGTTGTCGACGATGGAGCAGAGCCGGGGGATTATCACGGCGAACACGGACACGCAGTTGCGGACGAAGACGTGGCCGGAGTTGGCGAAGTGGTTTCAGTTGTGCATTACGCGGCACTGGTTCGAGATGACGGACACGAAGATCGCGAGTGTGGACCCCAGGTATGAGAAGAACTGGCGGTTGGATCGGGTGAGCTGGAGTGAGCACCGGCCGGCGAGTTTTCAGGGGTTGCACAATGCGCGGAAGCGGGTGTGGGTGGTGTTCGACGAGGCGGCGGGGATCCCGCAGGCGATATTTGATGCCCAGGAGGGGGCGCTGACGGACCCGCAGACGGAGATCATCTGGTGGGTGTTCGGGAACCCGAACAATCCGAGCGGGCCGTTCTACGAGTGCCATCATCGGTACCGGAAGTTGTGGAACGCGGTGAGTGTGGATAGCCGGACGGTGCGGACGCATAACCCGCGGCAGGTGCAGGAGTGGTTGGAGCGGTACGGGGAGGATCACGACTTTTTCAAGATCAGGGTGCGGGGCGTGTTCCCGGCGCAGGGCGCGCACCAGTTGATCTCGCGGTTGGATGTCGACGCGGCGGCGACCAGGGAAGCGACGTGTAATCGCTTGGACCCGCTCGTGGTGGGTGTGGACGTGGCACGGTTCGGCGGGAACAAGACAGTGATCCGGCGGCGGAAGGGGCGGGACGCACGGACCTGGCCGGTGGTGGAGTTGATGGGGGCGGACGGGCCGACGGTGGCGGGGCATGTGGCGAGGATCGTGCGGGAGCATCAGAAGCTGGGCGACGCGGTGGCGGCGATATTCGTGGATATTACCGGCGGGACGGGGGCGAGCCCGTTCGATTTTCTGGTGAGCATGGGGTACACGCCGACGCCGGTAAACTTCGGGGAAGCGAGCCCGGACCCGGACTGCGCGAATCGCCGGAGTTATATGTGGTGCCAGATGCGGGATTGGCTGAAGACGGGCGGCGCGATCGACGATCACCCGCGGCTGAAGGAAGACCTGGCGCAGCAGACGTACGGGTACGCCGGGAAGGACAGCCCGAAGATCCTGCTGACACCGAAGGACATGATGATCGCCGACGGGATGGAGAGCCCCGATCATGGCGATGCGCTGGCGCTGACGTTCTACGCGCCGGTGGCGGCGGAAGGACTGCGGACCCAGGAGCAGGAGGGGATGACCGGCGCGCGGAGTGCAATCTGGGAGTACGACCCGTTCGAGGAACCGAGCGAGCGGCGGCTGCAGTGAGGCACCGCGACCGGACGACGGGCGGTCGGCGGACGAGGGAGTCGGGCTATCGTCACGGCTAAGTGTTGACAAAATGTGGAGATGTGGATTAGTATGGCGTAACCACCACAGGGGTTATGCCTGATGGACTGCAGTGCATGTGCATAGCCGGTCCCCCGCAGATTCAGGTCCCCGCTCCTCCCCCGACGCCCCAAGACGCCGGAGTCCGCGCCGCACGGGCCGCGGCACTCCGGCGTCTCTCCTCTGCGGCGGGTCGGGCCTCGACGATCCTGACGGGACCGGCTGGCGTGCCGGGGCAGACGGCACCCGCGGGCAAGCAGTTGCTGGGAATGTGACGTGACCGCCGCCTACCAGGCCCCGCAGTTGAAGGCCCCGACCTCCGGGGCACCCTCGGAATCCCCCAAGAAACGGTGCATGGCCCGCCACGCGGCGCTCAAGGTGGAGCGCGAGACGTGGCGCTCGCACTGGGTTGACCTGGGAGATTTTATTTTGCCCCGGCGCCAGCGGTGGTTGAGCACGGATATTAACCGCGGCGGCAAGAAGAACGGGAACATCATCGACTCGACCGCGACGTTCGCCGTGCGGACCCTGCAGTCGGGCATGATGACCGGGATGACCAGCCCCGCGCGCCCGTGGTTCCGGTTCACGGTGCCGGATCAGGACCTGGCGGAACACGGCGGCGTGAAGGACTGGCTGTACGAGGTGGAGCTGCGAATTCGGCAGGTGTTCGATCGGTCGAATCTGTATAACTGCCTGCCCACGATTTACGGGGATGTCGGCGTGTTCGGCACCGCCGCGATGGTACTGCTCGAGGATCAGAAGTCCGTGATCCGCGGCTACCCGCTGGCGATCGGGACGTACTACCTGGCGACGGATGCGACCGGCCGGGTCGACACGATTTTCCGCGAAATCCAGATGACCGTCCGCCAGATCGTGACCGAGTTCGGTGGCGACGACGGTGGGAAGCGGGCGCCGAACGAACCGATCGACTGGACCTACATCTCGGACCGGGTGCGGAACGCGTACCAGGCGGGCGGGGCGCAGTTGGAGACGTGGATTAACGTCATGCATGTGATCGAGCCGAACGACAGCCAGATCCTCGGGCGGGCCGACTACCGCGGCATGGCGTACCGGTCCGTGTACTACGAGATGGACGGCCCGAGTGACGGCGCGAACGGCGGGTATCTCCGGGAGTCCGGCTACCAGGACCTCGTGTTCATGGGGCCGCGGTGGTCGGTGACCGGCGAGGATGTCTACGGCTCGAGCCCCGGCATGGACGCCTTGGGCGACATCAAGGCGCTGCAGTTGTACGAGAAGCGGGCCGCAATGGTGATCGAGAAATTGGCGAACCCGCCGATGAACGCGCCGGCGGCCCTGCGCGCCCAGCGGGCGAGTCTCCTGCCGGGCGACGTGAACTACGTCGACGTGGCGAGCGGCGGCCAGAAGTTCGAGCCCGCATATGCGCCGGACGCGCGGGCCGTGGAACTGATCGCCCGGAAGCAGAGCGAGCACCAGGACCGGATCAAGCGGGCGTTCTATTCCGACCTGTTCCTCATGCTGACCGAAGGCGGCGCCGGCGTCCAGCCGATCTCGGCCCGCGAGGTCGACGAGAGGCACGAGGAGAAGTTGCTGATGCTGGGACCCGTGCTCGAGCGGCTGACGAACGAACTGCTGTCACCGATTATCGACCGGACGTTTGGCATCCTGCTCCGCCGCGGGATGCTGCCGGACCCGCCGCAGGAACTGCAGGGCGCCGACCTGAAAATCGAGTACATCAGCATCCTGGCCCAAGCACAGCGTCTCGTGGGCACGGCCGGGATCGAACGGCTGTCGCAGTATGTCGTCTCGCTGGCCGCCGCGAACCCCGAAGCGATGGACCGGCTGGACATGGACGAAGCGATCGACGCGTACAGCGACATGCTCGGCACCCCGCCGAAAGTGGTGCGGAGCGACGACGAAGTGGCCGCGATACGGGCGCAGCGGGCGCAGCAGCAGAAGCTGCAGGCGGCCGCGGCCCAGGCGGGGCCGATGGCGAAGGCCGCCAAGGACGCCAGCGAGACCAGCATGGGTGGCGACACGGCGCTCACGCGGGCGCTGAGTGGTGGCGTGCCCGGCGTGGTCGGTCCTGCCGGCGCACCCGGCACCCCTGGCGTGCCGGTGACGCCGGGCGTCCCGGCGGGGCGAGCGGCATAAGTGGCTCGAGACAGCGCATCGAACGAAGGACAGATCCGCGCGATCCGGCAGGCGCAGTCACTGGAAGCGGAACAGCTCGCAGCGGATTTCGCGGCAGTGCTGGGCAGTCGGGCCGGACGCCATGTGCTCTGGTCGCTGCTCGAGGACGCGGGGATGTACGGCTCGACGTTCCACGAGAACCAGGCGTGGGCCGCGTTCCGCGAGGGACAGCGCAACGTCGGCCTGCAGATCCTGGCGACGATTAACGAAGTGGACCCGACGGCGTACGTGACGATGATTCAGGAACACCAGAAGAAACCGGCCGAACCGCGGCCAGAAAAGGGAACTGAGGATGCCTGACGCTCCTGCTGTCGCTGATCCGCCGGTCGCACCACCGCCGGCCATTCCCCCTGCCGTTCCCCCGGTAGTGCCGGGCGAAGCCACGCCTCCCGCGACCCCACCCGCGACCCCTCCTGCCACGCCGCCCGCGACACCGCCGGCGGACGGCAAAAAGGGCGCGGACGGGAAGCCGGCGGACGCGGTGCCCGAGTCGTATACGGTGACCCTGCCCGAAGGGTTCAAGGACCTGAACAAGCCGCTGCTGGACCAGTTCACGCCGATCGGCAAGGAACTGGGACTGACGCAGGCCGCTGCGGACAAACTGATCGGACTGCACGCCGAGGCGCTGAAGCAGTACGCCGCGAGTCAGGACGCCGCCTGGAAGGCGACGACCGCTCGCTGGGGCGAGGAACTGAAGGCTGACCCCACACTCGGGGGCGCCCAGATGGCGACGACGCTCGACGTGGCGCAGAAGGCGCTCAAGCAGTTCGGGGACGAGAAACTGGTGGCGTTCATCGAAGCCTGGGGCCTCGGGAACCAGCCGGATTTCGTCCGCATGATGGTGAAGGTCGGCAAGGCGATCGGCGAAGATGGATTCGTGAAGCCGCCCAGTGCGGGTGGCGGATCTGGCGTCCGACCGACCGATGGACAGGTCCTGTACCCGACGAAATCAGCGTAACGACTACTGCGGCGCCGATGGCGTCGCCTCACAGCGGAGTTTCGCATGACCACTCTTGGCGCTACCGCCTACACCTACGCCGACTGGGTTACGAAGGTGAACCCGGATGGCACGCAGGCGCGCATCGTGGAACTGCTCTCGCAGGAAAATCCGATCATCACCGATGCCGCCGTGGTCGAGGGCAATCTGCCCACCGGCCATACGTCCGTCATCCGGACCGGTCTGCCGGCCGGGACCTGGCGCCTGCTGAACTACGGCGTCCAGCCCGAGAAGTCGAACACCATGAAGGTGACCGACTCCTGCGGTATGCTGGAGACCTACGCCCTGCTCGACAAGGCGCTGGCGAACCTGAACGGGAATTCAGCCGAGTTCCGTGCCAGCGAGTCGATCGCGTTCCTGCAGGGCATGAACCGCACGTTCGCGACGACCCTGTTCTACGGGAACACCGGCACCAACCCCGAGAAGTTCATGGGCTTCGGGCCGCGGTTCTCGCTCACCACCGCCCAGAACGGCGGCCAGATCGTCGATGCGGCCGGCGCCGGCGGCGACAACACGAGCATCTGGTTCATCAACTGGAGTGACCGCACCAGCCACCTGATCTTCCCCAAGGGCGGCCGGTCCGGTCTCATGCACGAAGACCTCGGCCAGCGGACGGAAATCGACTCGTCCGGCAACCGGTACGAGGCCCTGACGGACCACTACAAGTGGGATGTCGGTCTCGTCGTGAAGGACTGGCGGTACGTCAGCCGGATCGCGAACATCGACGTGTCGGATCTGGCGACGGCGGGCGCGTCCGGCTACAGCGGCGCCAACCTGCCCAACCTGCTCATCAAGGCGATGCACAAGCTGTATACGCTCGGGACCGGCGGGAACACGGTGATCTACTGCAACCGCACCGTGTCCACCGCGCTCGACCTGATCGCGGCCAACAAGACGAACGTCTGGCTCTCCACGATGGAGTATGCCGGCCAGATGGTGACCGCGTTCCGCGGCATCCCCATCCGGGTCTGCGACGCGATCACCAACGCCGAGGCCAAGGTCCTGTAGCATCCTGACCGACGACTCTCACTATGGCGCTGCGGCGCCATGAGGATGACGCAATGATTCTCGACAAGCAGAACCTGTTCTCCGACTCTCAGGTGATCACGGCCGATGCGGGGTCGACGAATGTGATCGACACCCAGTCGTCGTCGATCGTCACCGCGTTCAACGGGACCAGTGTCCTGCGGGACGTGGGCAACGCACTCGACCCGAACCTGCGGGTCTTCGCCTGCGTGACCGTGGACTTCGCCACCATCGTGTCCATGCAGATCAGCCTCCGGACCGACACCGATGTGGCGTTCGGCACCGAAGTGATCCTCTGGACCTCGCGGCTGTTCCTCCTGGCCGAGATGGTGGCCGGGTTCCAGTTCCCGCTGCCGAACGTCCCGAGCAAGTGCAGCCGCTATCTCCGACTGTACTACGATGTGAACACCTCGGCCACGCTGGGCAAGATCACGGCCGGCCTGGTGCTCGACAAGCAGCTCAACCCGGCATAGTTGCCGGCCAACCGGAGCGCGCCGTCGATTCGGCGGCGTGTCTCCTTGGAGTGTCCCATGCGCGTGCGGTGTCTCACGACTTGTACCGTCGGGGTCGCGTACTTCGAGGCAGACCACATCTATGCGTGGCCGGACGATCTGCCGCTCGTCAAGCACTTCGAGCGGGCCGCAGATGACGCCCCGATTCTCCGGCAGGATGAACTCGTCGTGCCGGAAGCGCCAACGCCAGTGATCCCGATGGCGACTCTCACGCCGCGGCCGGAGTACACCGGACCGCTGACCATGCACGGGATGGCGCAGCAACAGGGCGCGGAACTCCTCATCAGTGAGGCCGATCCGCGCGTACCGAGAGGAGTGGTCTGATGACGTTCGCTGACATCTGGTCGAAGGTCCGGGCGTGGCTGGCCGAGAACGGGCACTGGCTGTTCGTGGTCGGCTTCGCCGCGGGCTACGTGCTGGGCAAGGGATGGCTGGGGAAACTACTGTGAGCATCCAAATCGGCGTGGCACTCGTGCTGTTCCTGGTGCTGCTCGTCCTCTGGTTTGCGGTGCCGAAGGCGCGGGAAGTGATTGAGGCAGCGTTCTACTGCGCGGGCCTGAGTTGGTTCGCGCTGCAGTTGTTCCTTCGGTTCCACGCATGAAGACGGCTCTCCTGGCGCTGCTGCTCGCCGTGCCCGCGGCGGCGCAGACGAAAGACTCGCTCGTCTCGAGCCGCGCCGATACCACGTTCGGTCCGGTGCGGGTCACCTATACGAATGTCTACGTCCGGGTGCCGGTGGATACGACCACGCCTCCGGTTACGCCGCCCTCCGGCGGTGGCAATCTCGCCACCATGACGTTCGAGTCGGGGACGTTCGAGGGGCTGACGGATGGCGGCGGCGGGAAGCCGGTCAACGGCTTGATTGCCAGCAGTGGCTGCTACGCGGGTTCCAAGTGCTTCGACGTCAATATTGCCGCCTCGGCGAATGATGCCGGCGGGTCGGGGTATTGGGTGGGCTCCGGCGCATCCTACTCTGATCTGTGGGCGAGCTTCGCGCTGAACATCGTCAAGAATCCGATGCAGGGCGGCGTGCAAACTCAAAAGCTCTTGATCTTTCGCAACGGCGGAAGTCAGGGGCTCTTGGGCGAGTTCGTGTCGCAGTACGGGGCGTGGATTTGGTCGTGGCTGTTCACCGAAGGGACACAGTTCTATCCCTCGGGGATGCCCAATCCGGCCGTGCCGGGGTGGCACCGTTACAAGGTCCACTTCCACTGTGCCGCCCCCGCGACCGTGAGTGTCGGCGTCGATGGCGCAGAGAATGTGTGGGTACAGAAAACGAAGGCTGGTGGTGGCTGCGCGAGTCTACCAACCACGATCACCTTCGGCGGCACGCTCAACGCCGGCTCCGGCGCCTCCCACTTCCAGTTCGACAACATCAAGATCGGCACCACCGATCCGGGGTGGCCCTGATGTCGCTGATCCTCCTGCACCCACCGCTCACGCGCACCCGCTGGAACTCTCCAGGGGGTGGTGGAGGCGGTGGCGGGGGTGGCGCATCGGGCAACCTGGCCAACGTGGACTTCGAGGATGGCACCTTCGGCGTGATGTCCTCGGTCGTCAGTGTGGTGAGCGGGACTGGCGTCTCGGTTGTCGCCACGTCGCCGTTTGCCGGAACCAAATGCTGCGACCTCACGGCGCCCAGCGCCAGCACGGATCAGGGGGTTCGGCTCGACTACTCAACCGGCGTCGGCCGGAACGAATGGTGGATCACCTATGCCCTCTATTGGGTGACCCGGCCGCTCGACACGTTCCCCGGCACCCAGAAGTTCACCATCTTCCGGAATGATGGCGGCTCGCCCAACCAGTTTGGCGAGATGAACGTCATCAACAACAACTGGATCTGGAACTGGTTGTTCACCGATGCGGGCGCGGGCAACATCACGCTGGGCGAACTCGGCACCGTCGCCTCCTATGTCGGGGTCTGGAATCGGCTCAAGCTGCATTACAAGTTTCTCGGTGCGGGACTCGGGACGACGATCACGTTCGGCAAGAACGGTGTCGATGCCCTGCGGACGATCCATACGACGCAGGACCAGGCCGGTGTCCCTTCCCGGCTCACGGTGGGCGGAACGCTGAACGCGAATAGCGGCGCCAGCCACTTCCGGCTGGACAATATCCATATCGGTACGGCTGATCCAGGTTGGGATTGATCCTCACAAGGAGTGCATGATGCCTGATCCTGTCTGGGCGGTTGAAGTCGAGAGCACCGCCGACGCCAAGGACAACCCCAAGGGCGCGACGCCGCAGCGGCTGATCTACCATCACCAGGCGCCGACGCTGGAGCACGCGCACGCCCACGTCAAGAAGCTGACCGATGCCAAGATCCTGAAGTCCTGGACCTTCCGGCACGCCGACCGGTCGATGGGCGTTGAGCCGTTGCCGAACGGGGGGATGCCCGAATGACGACCCTCCACGCCAGTTACACGGGCGACTGCATCATCGGGAACACGATCAACCACAAGTTCTCGACGTTCAATCTGAGCGATGTGCCGGTGACCCTTGCGGGCTCGCCGGTCATCTCGATCTACGTCGGCAGCGGGACCACCGAACTGACGGCGGGGATCACCCTC